ATGATGCGAATAGCGTCTCATTTCTACAGACACGGTATACCAAGTGAAGCAGCAAAAGCTGCGTTAATGCATTGGAATAATAATCAATTAGAAAAATCTGTAATTATACAAAAGGTAGAAGATACATATAAAGGTGGTTACAAATATGGTTGCAAAGATGTATTAATGGCTAAACATTGTATGCCTAATTGTATACATTACAAACGTAAAGATTATTTAGTTGATGTAAAGAATAGCGAAGACTTACAAGCAGACCTAGAATCAAGGCTAGAAACTGATTTTAGTGGAAGAACTATAGACCTAGCTAAGCTATTTGGAGTAGAAGATAAAGATGCTACTATATATCCAGGAGAATTAGTTACGATATTTGGCTCAACAGGTGCTAACAAAACAGCATTAGCACAAAATATTGTATTAGGATATAATGCAGAAGCAGATGAAATACAAAAAGATCAACAAATTCCTACGTTGTTTTTGTCATTAGAACTATCAGGTTTTGTTATGCATAGAAGAAACTTGCAAATAGTTTCTGGTGCGTCTAAAGATGAAGTAATTAAAAACTATAAAGACTTATACAAATATCACAAAGATGAGTTAAGTCACATTATAATGCAATCAGTTAGTCCAACTGTACAACAAATACAGGAAAAGATAAAACAATTGCAACCTAAATGTGTAGTTATAGATTTAGTAGATGTACCATTTAACAAACGTGGTGAGTATGAAAAACTAAATTATATTAGTCACTCTTTGTCAAATATAGCAGTAAACGATGATATTATTATTATACAGATATCACAAGTATCTAGAGATTATTCTCGAAATCAAATAATGGATTTGTATGCAGCTAAAGGTAGTGGTGCAATAGAAAACGCATCACGTAAAGTGATAGGTATAACAGGCTCATCAGAATCAGCAGATAAAACTATGAGTATCTATAAAAATAGTGACGGTGATTTGTTCGAGGTAGCTTTGAACTGGACACCATCATTTAGACTAAGAAAAAAACCAACTGTCTATAGCAAAACATTAGGCAGAAGTTTTACAATCGTGGAGGATTGATGGTTAAAAAAACAACAACTCAATTAGTAGGTGAGTTAATAGAAGTAGAACAAGAAATACTGTTAGAAGAAGATATTGATAGAACAGAAGAACTTGTCGAAATAAAAAACAATCTACAAGTTGAAGTTAAAAACAAAATACAAAACGTTGATCACTTTATGTTAGAACTTAGCAAAAAAGAACATCTTATAGATGCTAATGTCGAAGCATTGAAAGATGAGATTAACAGGCTAAAAAATAAACGTAAAGGTTTAGAACGAACTAAAGACTTTTTTAACAAAAAGTTATTACCTGCAGTTATAGAAGAGATAGGTAATGAAGGTGTATACGAGACAGACACAGCTCGTTACAAACTTTACGAAACATTTGGCCCAGTACAGATCGATGAACATGACTTACATAGCGACTTTAAAAAAGTAGAAATAGTTGAAAAGGTAGACAAAGTAAAAGCTAGAAAAGCTGCTATTGATGCATATAACGCTGGGATGGATATGCCACCTGGAGTTGACATCGACAAAGTGAAAAGAGTAAAACGTACATAATATTTGTATGGTACACTTTTTTTACAGTAAATTATTACGGGCTCGGTTGTTCCAAGAAATTGGACAGTGAGTAAAAACACCTACGCTGAGCCCTAATAATTATGAAGTATGATAAGAATCATTTTAAAGAGGTGTTAGAACCCCATCATCGTACTTACTGGAAGATTGCTTATACAAAGCTACAGAGGAAAATGCAAAGCCTCAAATCCTCCCTTAAGAAACGATCAGAAGATAATAACGTGTTATTTAAAATTGACATGGAAGAACTTCGTGCAATGTTTCATGAATCATACGGCAAGCAATGCAAATATTGCGACAAAACTCTTACACTTAGAAATATGGTATGCGATCACCTTATACCGCTAACTAAAGGTGGAGAGTCAACAGTTAAAAACTTGCAGCTTATATGCAAAGCTTGCAACACAAGAAAAGGCCCATTAGATGAAAAAGATTTTATCAAACTTATAGAATGGGTAGATAAACTACAAGACGAAACAAAAGAATACGTATTACGAAAACTTGCTAAAGGAGGCAGATACTAATGCAATTAACACATGAAGAAGAAGCTATAATTATGAATGCTTTACATGATTATAGTACAAACCAATATGTAACAGGCAATCAAATGGAAATGGTTGCAACACAAAATCTAATTAAAAAAATAGAAGAATTAAAAAGCAAAGTCGAGGAAGACAGCAGCCCACAGACTGATGCTGGCTCCGAGACGGGAATAGAGCTAGAAGAAGGATATGGTCAACCACTAACTTGCGAGGTTTGCGATGACTGATTATAGCAACCTAAAACTAACAAAAGCAAGAGGGTACAGAGAGTTTTACGAAGGACACATTGATGGAGTATGGTTTACCTATACTCCATCTTTAACTCAAGAGATTGCAGAAGTACAATGGCTAGTACCTGAGGATGTAGATGTAGAAAAAAAAATAAATAACGAAGAGTGGAAAAAAGCAGCTTTCTTTCAAATTAAAAATTCAATTAATTATGGATACAAATTTGACAAAGAAAGACCAACTAGTTTTCTTAATGGCGAAGACTTTAATATAAAATGGAGCAAAAAAAACAGGACTTTAACTATTAAGGAAAAATTCAATGACTAACAAACAAATAATGAAAAACAAAATAGAGAGCCTGGAAAAGGCTCTCTTAGAAGCAAACTTCATGCTAAAAGGCAAAGACTTGCAGGTTGAACAACTACAAAAAAAGATAGACAAGTACAAAGCAACCAATGATCCTAAAGATTTAGAGCAAAACAACGAATCTATTATCAACTTAATACAAGCCAGACTTGACTTTGGAGCAAGCAAATACCTTCAAAACGTACCTGTAATGCCAGAAGATGACATAACAAGAGACATGTTCTATGAAGGTATAGAAGAAGTATTAGATTTGTCTATATATTTAGGTGCTTTTATGCTTAGATTAATGAAGTATAAAGAAATATTGGAAGATGATGTCAACAAAGTTAAAAAGAAAAGCACAACTCCAGTGTCCTAACTGGAACTTAGGTAATTGCATAGGCTGCGATATATATATAGATAAAAAATATTTAAAACGTAACAACTGGGCACCAGTGTTATTATCTATAGATTCTGAAAAATCAAACAAGCCTTGTATTGTAGAAAAAGGCTGTGATTACTTTAATAAATTCATAAGATAAGCTACAGGACTCAGCTTAGGTTATGCCTTCCCTAAGTGTAGCTTATACCACAAGGGGCCTAGTTTTATATTTTTTCTAGGCCCTATCCTTTATATTTTTCATAAGCAGCTTTACTTATACCGTATACTCCAAGAGCCATAAGAGCTGCAATACTTAACCCACCTACTCCCATAGAAGCATGCCTAATAACCCACAAAGGATTCATCATTTTTTTATTTAAAGGATTGTAACTAAGATACTTGCCATGTTTTTTAATTATCTTTGCTATTTGCTCAGAATCTCCTTTGTTTAGACCAGGACTATGATCAGCTGCAATAAATTTTTTAATAGCTTTTGCTTTAGGATTGCGTTCAATTTCTTTTACAATTTCTATTTTTCTTTCTTTAGGTAAATCTTCTTGTATCTTACCAACAATTTCAGGAACAGATATTTCTTTAGAAGGTGCAATATTTATTACATTCTTTCCGCCAAGTTTGGCACCAAATAAATCACGTTTATCGTTAGCATAAAACTTTACTTGTCCTTTTTTCTTTCTATTCCACTCTATAACTCCTTGATAGCCTCCCCAATCATAATTAGGTTTAGCATTGGGAGAAACTTTAAAAAATAATTTATCGGATGCAGCTTTATCATTGACAGACAAGCCTACACTTTTAGCCATTTCTATCATTTTATTTTTAGTTATTTTATCAAAACTATCATGTTCATTCATTTTTAAAAATAAATTATAAACTCTTCTATCAAATTGTATACCTCTTATTACATCGCCAGTTTTAGGACTTATTTTATGCATAAGGTATTTTGCTTTTGTAACATCTTTAATACCTTGTGTTTTCATAACATATTCCATAGCTTGTTTAGTATTGCCAGAATTAGCTATAGCAGTTTTTAAATCTACAGGTTGAACAAATTGCTTAGCATATCTAGCTATATCGTCAGTAGCTGCAGGATTATTAGTAAATAAAAACCTATTAGAATAATCATTTATTAATTTATAATGTTGTTGTTTTTGTTTATGTGCTAATAATTTTCTAGATTTTTTATATTGAACAGGATCATCTACTTTTTCAACATCTATATTTTCTCTTAAATTATCTATATCGTTTTGTAATTTTAATAATTCATTATACCCTCTAGTAGACATGCCAGTTTTTTTATAAGCATAAGAAGTACGAGGATCAATAACATCTCTCATTATAGGCAATGCGTTAGCAGCCACTTCTCTTCCAAAAGCACCAATCTGCGAACCTTTACCACCAGCATAAAATCCTTTTAAAAAATTATAAGGATACTGAGCTATTCTTGACCTATTATCTCCAGTTATATATACACCTGCTGTTCCAATAGCTGCAGCCGTTGCTAACTCTTCTTTATAATCGTCTAGTATTCCAGGGAAATCTATACGGTCTTCTCTATCTGGTATTTCTATAGCCATTATATTACCTTAGGATAAAGCATTTGCTCATCCTTAAACTTTTTAACTTGTTTGCTAAACTGTTGATAAGGGAATCCAGTAAGTTTTTCAACCCCTCTAGTAGGATTCTCTATAAGCCCACCCTTGCCAAATACATCATAACCCATCCTACCAAAAGGAAACATGCTCCATGTAATGTAACTAGCGTTAGTAGCAGAATCATTATCTACCATCCATTTAAACAACGGAGGTAAAGCTCTGAAAGATGGCGGAGTTATTGCCTGAAGAGGAGCAACAGCCGTAGGATACGCACCATAAAATGCTCTGCTCCTCTCTTTTTCATTACCAAATGACCAGTCTGCTAAGTCTTGCATCCAACCATAAGGTTGTGGTAATGTGTTTTCAAACAAGGAATACATAAAGATGTTAGCCAACCCAAACATCATTAAGTCCATTGCAGCCATCCGTTTATATCTATTATACTCCATAGTACCTTCTTTATACCCATAAAGCTTAGCTTCTCTCATTATTTCTTTTCTAAATCTTACAGAGTTCCAAGCCCAAAGCTGAAACCTTGTCATCATTTTACCCATAGTAGAACGTGCAAAAGCAGGTCTAAATGGTGCAGAGTATAAAAATTGTGTAGATTTAACACCTTCCATGCCCATTTTAATTAGTATAGGGTCATCATATCTTTGAATACCACCTTCAAATAGATTCCTAGCTTGTAAATAATGAGCCATAAATGCATCTCTACGCAGAGTTCTTTCAGGTCTACGCATAAACCAAGCAGCTTTGTTAAATATGCTATCACCTATTCCATATTTTTTAGCTATTTCTTTTAAAGATGTATCTGGCATATTAGGGTCTTTTTTAATTTGCCTAACAGCATCTTTCATAAAGTCTTGAAACCTAGCACCTTGAAACTTAGGGTTAAGCCCAGCTTCGTATAATATAAAGTCTTCTACTACACCTAAGCTTTGCA